TATGTGTCTTCTACTCAACATGCCTTTCTTGATTGACAAATACGAAAATACGGTAGAAAGCGGAAAGAAAAATGTAGCATGGTCTACTTACAAATCACGCATTAGCAAGGTTTGGACGGATGGATTTGCTAGTTCCGTTTTTGAATACGAAGACCAAGATAAACAAGAAGGATTCGTAATAACCGATGAAATGAAAGCCCGTTGGGGTACAGGTTATGAAGCTAGTGAAATTGAAGTTTTGGAATTATCACTACGAAACCTTTATGCAATTAAAGAACCAGCAACCAAGTTTGAGGTTGAAAAATACATCTCCAATGTTAAGTTAAAGATTGCTTTAGATAGAGCGTTTGAAGAAAATGATGTGAAGGCTATCCCAGCGTTACGTAAAGCATACGAAGATGATTGTAAGACATTGGGATTAGAAGCTGTACTAAACACCAAAGAAGATAAAATCGAAAGCGTGGGCGAAAGCATTAGACACTGGGAAGCAACAAAGCCTGTTCCTACTCGTAAGGAGTATGAAGACGTAGATGGATATGCCGAATACTTAACTAAGTGGTATATCACCCCACTCAAACGCAACTTTGGTATGGCAAGTGAAGAAGAGGTGAATGAATTGTATGAGGGAACAGAGTAGTTATCTCCAAAAGAAAGCCGAAAATTTCGCTGAATGGATAGGTTTTTATAGACAAAACCCACATCGTTTCATGGAAGACTATTTTGGTACTCATCTGCATCCATTCCAACGTTTCTTATTCTATATGATGAATAAGGACGATAAATTTATGTATATCGCAGCACGTGGACAAGGAAAGAGCTTTTTGATTGCGTGGTATTGCATTGTTCGCTGTGTTTTATATCCAGGAACAAACATTGCACTTGCCGCTGGTACAAAAGGACAGGCTGCAAAAATCATATCCGAAAAGATTGACAAATTCTATGACGAAAATGCAGCGTTGCGATTTGAAATAGGAAATAGACGAGATAATATCAAAACAAGTTACAATGAAGCCTACGTTAAGTTTAAAAACGGTTCTAAGATACAAGCTGTAACTTCTAACGATAATTCACGTGGTATTCGTGCCAATATCTTAATCGTTGACGAGTTCCGTATGGTTAACAAAACAGTATTAGATAAGGTTTTAAAGCCATTCTTGAACGTAGTAAGACAACCAAGATATTTGACTTTACCAGAATATAAAGATTATCCAAAAGAAGAAAACAAGCAGATTTATATTTCATCTGCATGGTGGAAATCACATTGGTCTTGGGACGAGTTTCAAGCATATCTAAAGAAAATGCTCAAAGGAGACAAATATTTTGTAGCAGATTTACCATATCAGTTATCAATACATCATGGTTTGTTAACAAAACAGATTGTTAATGATGAAAGAACCAGTGATAGTTTCGACCAAAACGGTTTTGATATGGAATATGAAGCTATATTTGTCGGTGAAAATGACAAGGCTTACTTCAAATTAGATAAATTAAACAAGATTAGAACATTAAATAAGACGTTTATTCCACCTACAAATCGTGAATATTTAGAGAATAAGAACTTATCACAACCTAAAAAGTTGTCAAATATGCCTAAACGTAGGGATATTGATGAAATAAGAATTATATCACTGGATATTGCTCTTATGGGTGGTAATAAACACGTTAAAAACGATACTTCCGCATTTACATGTTTCAGATTAATAAGAGATGGTGATAGTTATCGTAGAGAGGTTGTTTACCTTGAAAGTATTAACGATAGTATCTCCAGTCAGAATTTAGCTATTAGATTGAAACAACTATATAACGACTTCCAAGCCGATTATGTAGTAATGGACGCAAACGGAAATGGTTTAGGTGTTTTTGACGCATGTGCAACAGTTTTACACGACCAAGAACGTGATGAAGATTATCCAGCTTGGGCAAGTATGAACGATGAGGCAACTAATGAACGTACAAAAACACATGGTTTACCTATTGTATATACGGTTAAGGCTTCCGCAGCATTTAACAATGAAATTGCTCAATCACTAAATTCAGCTATTGAAAGTGGAAAATTAAGATTACCAATTAACCATATTGAAAAGCGTGAAGATTTAGTTAACTCTGGTGGTTTCTTAAAGAAATCAGTAGAGGAGCAACAAAAAGAATTGTATTCATTTAACCAAGCAACAGCTCTAGTTAATGAGTTGGTTAACCTAGAATACGAGGTGCGTGAAGGTAAAATCCGTATCAAAGAAGTAGGTACAACAACAAAAGATAGATATAGTTCTATCGCATACGGTAACTTCTATGCTAATGAGTTGGAAAAAGATTTGAGAGCAGAAGAAGCTAGTCGTAATTTATTGGATTTTATATTTGTATAAGGTAGGTGAAGATGTGAGAGGACAAAGAAAAAAGCCAAGACGTAATTTTAGAGCTAACCAAGCAAAACGTGAAGAATTTGCAAATATTGTAGCTGACCCTAAAGCTGGGTTAAAACCTACAACCACTGGAGCTACTGAAAAGAGTAACGTTGCTACTTATCTGCAACGACCATATGATAATGCACCACAGATAGCTGCGACTATCCGAGATAGTGTTAATAAGTATGGTGTTTTGGCTAAAGTAATTGATTACTATCAATCATTACCCACATACAATTTCGCAATTAAACCTATCTTAGGTAATAAAGTCTATGACATAGACACAGTGAACATGCGTAATGATTATATAGATATTGCATACGCATTAGAACAATACAATATCAAGTATTACGCACCAATATTCTTTAGGGACACACTTATAGAAGGAGTTACTTTCTACTACAAAATAGAAGACTCAGACGGAATATCATTTATGAAGTTTCCTATTGAATGGTGCAAAATTCGTGGTATTGAAAATGGTGTTTATCGCTTTATGATAGACGTCACAAAATTCAAACAAGACTTTTTAACAACATTACCAGAAGAATTACAAACAGCTTATGAGCAATATCAAAACGGTAATGCAACTGATGAAAACTCTTGGTACAACAACAGATATTACTTTGTATCAGAAAAAGGCGTGGCATTTACATTTGACTCTAGTGCATTAGATTATGGTGGCTTAGCAGTTTCACCGTTTGCTGGTGTATTACTAGATATTATGTCTGTGGCACAAGCTAAAAACAATGTTGATATTAAAGATGGTATTGACACCACTCGTATTTTACATTCTAAAATTCCAGTCGATAATGACGGTCGTATTCTTATGACAGCTAAGGAAGCTAAAGTTTACGACAGTGCAATTCGTTCAAGACTTACAAAGGGTGTAGTCAATGTTACAACCCCTACTAAATTGGAAAACGTTCCTTTAACCAATTCTGGTAATACAAATGCTCTTGATACAGTTAAAAAATCAACCGAGCAACTATTCTTTGATGTTGGTACACCAGCCCCATTATTCGGTGGCGATACAACAAGTGCCAACATTGTCAAAACTTCCATTCAAAAAGACGCAAATTGGGTTTATACAAACCTATTCCCATTATTAGAGAACTATTACAACAGTGAAATAGCACAAGTTAAGACAAAAGGTAAGGTTAAGTGGGCTATTAAGTTCGTAAGACAAACAACTTTTACCTTAAAAGATGATGTGGCATTACAAAAAGACCAGTTGTCTTATGGTGGTTCACGCTTGAATTACCTTGCTGCTAATGGTTTCTCACCTTCTGAAATAGTTTCCCAATTAAGTTTTGAACAACAAGCATTAGGTATTGACGATTTGATGATTGTAAAACCAACATCTAACACAATCTCGGCTAATGAAGTGAGTGAGCAGGGTCGAGGTAGACCAGAAACGGATAATCCGACTGATGATACTGATAGGTTAGATGGCGAGAAATGATAGTGGAGAAAAGGAAAGTTAGAAATGATTAGATTAAAAAACATTAACCTTCCCACTCACTTTGAAATTGGTGAGGTTGAGCCCGATACCAGATTTCAAAAGGTTAAAATCTATATCGCTCATACAGGGGAGAACCTTAATAATTCAGTCTTTTCAAAAGAAGTATTAGAAAAGATGAGCCCTACTCTAGCTCATGTTCCTATCTTAGGTGTTATCGGCAAAAACGGTAATGATGAAGATGATTTTAGAGGACATGGCAAAGAGATTACATGGAACGGTCATGACATAGAAATCAATTTTAAGACCAATGCTTATGGTTTTATCGGCGAAGACCACAATGCTCACTTTGAAACAACAGGTGGTAAGGAATGGTTGGTAGCAGATGGTTATCTATGGACTAGATTTGATGAAGTTATGGAATTGTTTGAAAACTCAAATGGTTCTAAAGGTCAATCTATGGAAATCATTGACACTGACGGATATATAGACAATCAAGGACGTGTAGTTTTTGAAGATGGCAAGTTTGCTGGCTTATGTATCTTGGGTGATGATGTTCCACCAGCTATGACAGGTTCAACAATCTCAACAGAGTTTGAAAGAAATGAAATTAAAGAAACAATCAAAACCATGATGGCTGAATTTGCAGCCCAGAAAGGAGAAATGGTCTTGGCTGAAAGCAACAAGAATAAAAACAACGAAGAAGTTGTTGAAGACACAGAAAAGCACGAAGAAAAAACGGCTGAAAAAGAACCAGCAAAAGCAACTGTTA